AAGAAATGTGATGGAGAAATAGGCTTATAGTCATATGTCTTCATGATTGGAGGCTCATCTATGAACCTTACACCTTCCTCCGCACATCTTGTTACGATCAATTTCTCTACCTGTTCGTCAGTAAGATCATATATCTCCTGATCGGTCATCTTATCGATTGTCTTCATCGTCATCCTTCTCCATCATTATAGCCTTTACCGCCTTTTGTTTATAAACCTCACTCATAAGGCAGGTAAAAGCTCTATCATCCATACTAGCCATAACATTGGCTTCTACTTCCAAATTCATCTCAATGTTCATTGCCGAGATTTCATAGTCATCATCATCTTCTTTATAGAAAATGACTTTACCACCATACTCGAAACCATCATCCTCGGCCTTAACCATATCGATGATCCTCTCTAACTCCTTTACAAATTTACTCTTTTTCATATGTGTAATTTTTATGTGTCTACAAAAGTAGACATTTTGTTTTTGAATTAAATTAAATAAACATTATTAATAGTTAATACGCTTAGGTGATTATATACCATTTTACACTAAAATCGTAAAATGGTATATAATCACCTTATCCTCCATATATCTTAAGCCCTTTTATATTGTATTTGCTTATATCCATACACAAATTACGCCCTCCATGACAACAACACCACGAGCAAAAGGCTAGTCGCTCCTGCTCCGGCCTACCTTGAAACTCCACTGCCGCCCTATACCATGCCGGGGATAATACCCTGACCTTCTCCGGTACGGGCGGTGTCATGAGCACCGATCGCCGCCTTCCTTTGGCATCCTCCCTACCTCTCATCTGGATTATCTTTTAACAGTTCAGCTATCTTCTCATCCTTCAACATATTTTGCTTTCTCATGCTATCTACGACAAAGGCAGCGAACGCCATATCATACCTTTTCCTTAACTCATTGACAAAAGATTTGGCTTTTGATTCTACCATTGTCTCGATGTTGCTGTCTACAACTTTCTTCATCCTGCCTCTTATAAACTCGTCTACTGTCAACTCCTCATCCATATAATCTAACCTGAATCTATATTTCTTCTCGCTGGCGTTCTCGACAAGATCGTTCATTGATTCTCTCGCTATATCCTCAATCTTCTCTGATATCGGATTGGATATTTCTCTCATCAACTCATCCTTGAACTTTTCTTTAAGTTCATGTATTACAGCTAACCTGACCGAGCTGGTAAACTCCTCTTTCAACGTCGCTTCATTGTACATAGCTTCCTCGAATACATCTTCCAAATTTAATTCTACTTGAATTTTCATATCATTATATTTTAATAAATTATAAATTTTTTAGGCATATAATTATCATGTATTATTTCCCCTCATCTTTTAATATTAATTTCTTCCCGATCTTTTTAATTTTTGTCGGTCTTGATAATCGATAGTCTCTTTCTATCGGTCTATTAAGTACATCATCCTTGTGCCCCTTGTATCCTTTCTCGTAAGCACTAATCCTTGCGCAAAACTCAACCACATCGCCTGGCGATAAATCAGCACCACTAAATCCTTTTGTTAAATCGAACCACAAATGATCTGATACTATTTTGCTATCAAGTGTCACATCTTGTAAAAGCATCGTTTTTACAGGTCCAATGTATCCATTCCTAAATCCAAATCTAACAAAGGTTGCTGTAAACACATGGCGTCCTTTTGATCCTATTGTTCTCAACTCTTCTCTCATCTCCTTTCTTATTTTTTATTCATAAAACCAGTAATTTTCTTCAAATACCCTTTTGTCATCTCAATAAAGTTCACGCAATCCAGCTTGCTCAACTTGTAAATCAAAGCCGGGTTATGAATTACGGCTATAATTTGTGTTTGCGGTTTATGAAATGACAATACTTTGTACAGATCCATGATATTGTCAATATCTAAATTCCTGTCCGGCTCATCCATAAGGATTGTATACTCAAAATCCTTCTCCATTAATACCACATGATTGTCTTTGTAGTATTTTAAAAGATTGTCGATCCTGTTTGCCCAGAACTCATTTGACTTTTTCTTAAATTCCATAAGCTTCTGTATCGGAAACGCATACTCATCTTGGTTAAACACAAAATCAAAAAGCGAGTTCATGGCATGAAGATTCTTCTCCCCAGAGGACCTAGATGCTCCATTCATATACAAACTTAAATTATTGATATTATCCAATATATCATCCTTTCTCATTTCAGTTTGCTGTAGGAGATGGAATACCTTCCCGATATAATCCGACTTAATACTGATTCCGTCAAGCACCTTGTCATCATCAAATATATCCGGGAAATACAATGCTTCTGACGGTAATTCAGAACACATCTTTTTCTCGCACAACATGTACTTCGATATCATATTCAGGAGGGTTGATTTCCCGCTCCCGTTCTTGCCTACAATCACATTCACGCCGGGCTTGAATATAAACTCAGAGCCATTTTTGAACGCTTTTATCTTTGGGATATATTTAAATGGAGTCTTCTTGTTGTCGTCTATCCTTATAGAAGTTATCATCTTATATGATTTTGTGTTGAATTATTTAAGCCTTTCATCAATTGCCAAATCAAAGGTAATTATATACTTTCACATATTGCCTATCCATCAGCCACCCGTAAGGACTGCCACTAAACTCCCTGTCCATCCGCTCCGCCGCCCAGATGATCGCCTTTCGATTCCCGAACGAGAGCCACGAAGTAATGAACCCACCGACCTCCGCGTCCCTCCCGGAATACCGCCTTGGGAACTGGACGGGATCGCTGGCAATAAAGTCGGCGGTTTCGTATTTGTCCGCCATGCATTTCGGCATGTCTACAAATTTGTCATTCATTATTTATCCCTTCATTTGTTCGCATGCCAATCTTTCAAGTTCCGGTGTAACGTTGGTATTCATTATGCCTTTCAAGCAAGGGCATTGTCGCCAGACTATATCATAAATCTTTGACAATTCAATCAAAGCCTCATTGTTTGATTCAACTGTCATAATCCAATTGTCCGGCGATATCTCTATCTCCCTGCATGGTATTTCTTTCTTGCTTTTTGGCATATATCCGTTCTGATAGTCTTTTACATTACATCTACCAAAATATCTTCCAGTGAGTATTCCGTTTTCGTCCGTCTCAAACAACCCTCCTATCCATCCTATCTTATGGATGTTCTCCGTCCACGTTCGAGTGGCGAATAAAAACTTTTTTACAGGAACTTTTGAAAATGCATCAACATCATGGATACTCCCGTCCGGCTCTTTGAATATCGATGATTTTCTTTTATTCTGGCAACTCCCGTCTAAGCCTATTTTTTTCCATTCGCCATCGTCAAATCTCAAAGGAGAGATTATATCAAAACTGCAAAGTTTCTTGACGAGATTGATTTCAAATGGTGCCGAGAATCCGCTGTTACCATGAGAAGAGAACAGCGCGACAGCTTCTATTACCTGTTCGCGCATCCATTTGTTAGGACCGTCCTCCTCTTTGCTATATCCGGCTAATTCCAATTCTCTTATCGCATGTTTACATAAATTACTGTTTGCGATAATATACCGAAGAGCCTTCTTGTTGATAAGGCTCTTCTTGCTCATTTTCTTTACAATTCTTCTACTCTTTTTCATGTTTAATGTTATTTAATGTTTTAATCACCAATCTCCTCTATCATTCGTATTGTGCCATGACCATCTGTTTCGCGAAATCTTTGTACGCCACTATTTTTCGCAGGTTTGCTCGCATTCGTATTTCCCCGATACCGCCGACCGGAGACAAGGCGCCTGTATTAACACCTCTTCCCATGTTTATTCCTCCTTGTTATATAATTGCTTGTTTTTATATTCCAACATCCTTCCCATCCTCTTTAACCCAATTAACTGTATCGCAATACCAACAATACCCTGTCTTGGAATCCTTTTTATGAGAATGGGATCCACATGTGGCGCACCAATAATTATCATCCATATTGTATGTATAACTTTCATCCTCATGCATTTTGGCTATTCTAGCTACCCTATCCTCCAGCAGATCCTTTAGATAATGGCATTCGTAAGGTCTATCCTCTTCCTTTAATATATAAATATCGATATCCATCATGCTCCCCATCCTGTCCGTACACATACACTCGGCGGCATGGCGCACGTTCCCTTCCGGCATCCCCGGAACTATCTCCCGGATCACCGCCTCCATCTTCTGTTGGTATTCGGTATCTACCTTAGCTACCAAGTCTTCTAGTTTATCTATTAAGCTCATAATTTTTATTGTATATAATTACTTAGCATTTTTTCTTGCATTGATAGTAGTTATCTACCTTCTACTTTGCATAATCCCTGTTCAAATGGCAGCCAAAAGAGGTAGAAATATTATGCTTTGGTTTGTATTAGCAATATTCACCAGTCCTTTCTTAGCAATTTTGATGATTGCTTGTATAGGAGAGACAGATGAAAAAC